TGACCGAATCGCTCCAAGGCACATTGGCCTTAATCTTCATAACCTCTTGGTTCACAATGTAATTCTCAATGGCCTTCTGCGACTCCACCTCCTTCTGCTCCAACTTCTGCGTCAACTCCCCGGCCAAAGTCTCGTACTCGCCCTTCTGCCTTTTCAATTCAGCGAGTTGAGCCTTGTAAGCCTCATCGTCCTTGCCGCTGCTTTGGGCTTGAGTTTTCAGCTCATCCACTTGAGCTTGAATGCGCTGTTGGGCAACCTCAAACAAATCCGACAACTTCTTGCCCTTCACATCGTCCTCGGTCAAGTTAAAGGCACGCTTGAACTTGGTTTCAAGGCTTCCGAGCGTCTTGCCCGTTACCTTGTTGCGGATGTCCTCGTCATCAACGGCCACCTCACGAGCGACATATTTCTTGGCGAGTTCCTCCTTGAATTGGTCAAGGCTTTCAAAATCCTTCTCTTGGTCAAACAGCCATTTGGCCATCTCTTTGGAGTCTATGCTCATTTTCTACGGGTTTTAGTGGTTGTGGTTTCTTCGGTTGGAATCTCGGTCTGCTCCTCTTCGGTCGCTACCTCTTGCTCAAACACCTCTTCATCGGCAGGGACTTCGGGGGTCTGGTCCATAAACTCCTGCGTTGAAACAACGGCCACAGGTTCTTGGGCCACCAACATCGGTCTGCGCTTAGGCAATTCCTGGATAGAAGCCGAGAAGGTTTCGGGAGTGGCGTGGAGCATCGTTTCGTCAAGAATACGCATACCGTACTTTTTGAGAAACTCGGTGTTTTTCGCAACCGCAATGGTCACAAGAATCTGCTCTCCATCCGCACGGAGAACAGGGACGCATCGTCCTGTAATTCTTTCGTTCATAAGGTTAAAGGTTTAGGTTTTAGGTTTGTACCGCAAATATAAACAATAATGGGCAAACTAAACTTGAGGGACGAGCCAATGCCTGCAACGATAGCCTCCCAAGTAGATAAAAATGGTGGATTCATCGGTGCCGACAATCTTGCCCTTCCAATCGCCTAATTTGCCCCAGGAGCGCACTTCTTCCTTCGTGAATACCTTACCATCCCTCGCCACACAAAATGGCCGTGAATCGTTTACTAAGCCTCCTGCGTACAAGTATTTCTTAATGCCCAAAGCCTCGCCCATCGCAAAGGTGAAGGAGCGGTCAATGACCGCAAACATCGTGTCAGCCGTAAGCGTGGCCGTGTCAAAGAGCAACCCCTTTTTTCCACCACCCCCTTTCACGATTTGGGCAATGCCCTCCTCCAAAGCGGTTCGGTCAGAGCCAGCGGCAATAGATGCAAGGATGAAGTTTCTCAAGGCCGTTGAAAAGCCCGATTTAAAGTTGGTCAAGTCCTCAAGCATAGAGGTCGCTTGGGCTTCGTAATCAATGCCGGAAACCGCATCAGGGTCAAGGCCCATCTTGCGGTACATCTCTCTGGTAAGTTCGGCCTGGGCATCCACCTTGTCCATCAAGAAGACCAAGGCATCAAAATACTTGCTCCCGGCAACGGCCCCATCAACTCCATCCATAAAGGCATTGACACGAGCGTAATTGGCCGTGTCAAAAGATATATTGCCGTTCTTGTCGTAACTGAATAAAGCGAGCAGGGCAATGATAAGGGGCAGAACCTCGTTCTGCGACTCCTCCACCTGCTTGCCAAACTCCTCGCCAATCGTGTCCAAGTTCTTCTGCTTCTTGGACTGAATTTGCTCTAAAGTCATATTACGATTCGTCCTCCTCGCCCTCTTCGTCCTCGTCCTCTGCCTGTGCAGGAGGGATAGCCGTCCGTGCGTTCATAACGCTTTGGGGAGTCATCCTGGATGAACCCTCATCCTCTGGCACCAACTTCTTGGCCATCTCTATCAACACCGCCTTCTGCTCGGCCAAGGTCAGCGTCAAGAACTCCTCGTTCTCCGACAAAGCCTCCTTAATCAAGGACTCCAACTCAAAGTGCATTATCGCTTTCCACTTGGGGGCAATGCCCGAAGCAACCAACGCCAAGACATCCCTCGTTTCAAGATTGAAGAAGGGGTCAACCTGGACGCTCAACTTCATTATCGCACTTTTCTCCTCCTGGATGGGGAAGCGAGTGTCAAGGTATTGCTGGGCCAACATCGCCTTGGAAAAGGTCGGGGCCAACTTAATCTCTGCGGTCAATTCCGCATCGGTACGCATCTCAAAGTTTTGGGGATAGCGAACCGCAGGCATCTTCCAAGCGTCCCCATAACGCATCCTGCCAATCGTGTCCATAGCGAACTCGTAATCGGCAAAGATGGTGTTGGCAAAGCGGAGCAGGAAGGAATACAACTCCTCCCGGTCAATGGCCTTACCGGTGGCGGTCTCACGGCCCGAAATCTTCTCGTTGTTCATTACATCAATGGACAACAACTCAAAGGCCATCTGGATATTGGTAATGACTTGCTTGTTTAGGAAGTCAAGGATTTGCGGATCTAACTCAATGAACCCAGCAGGAGGGATGTTCACCTTGGTTTCCACCTCGGTCGTGAATCGGTTCGGGGTCTGCACCTGGTACACCGACATCGGCCCAAACATCCGCTTCGTGCCAGAGCCTCCGCAATTAGAGCAGGCAATGGCCACTTTCTCCTCAAAGCCTAACGCCTCCTCAATCTGCCCAGAGCCGTTGCACTTGTCGCACTCATCCACATATTCCCACTTCTGCAAGAAAGCGTGGCTGAACTTGGACATCTGCAAGGTGCTGAAATCGCACACGGCTTGGTCCAAAGCAGGGATGGCAGGGGTGTAGAAGGACTGGAAATAGTAATCGCCATGCTCCTGCACCGAAATGCCTCCGAGTCTTGTGCAAGGCAAATAGCCAAGGTTGTGGCGATAGTAAAGGCCAATCTCAAACTCATAATCGCCCTTCTTGCCGATTTGCTTGGCTATCTGAATCTCGTTCTTGTCAAAGATGTAGAAAACCAAGCCATCATCCGTCTTGGTACGGCCATGCTCAACCTCGGAGCCGTAATCAGCCTTTAGGAAGGCATACTCGCCCTCCTTCCATGCCCACACTCGCTTGGAGTGAAAGCAATGGGCCACAGGCGTGGTTTCAACGGTGTCGTTGAAGGTGCCGTCCTCAAAGTATTGAAGGTCGGTAGGCATAACGGCCAAGACCGCATTGGGGTCGGTCAAGGTCATAAAGCTCACAATCTGTTGGAAATAGTTCTCCAGTGAGCCAAAGCGAGGATAGTCCTCGTTGAAATACCTTTCTTGGGAAGCGTCCTCAAAGCGAACCTCGTAATTCTGCCGATTCCACACTCGCCCAGCGATGTTTACGGCCTTATGGAAATAAGGCACCGTGATAGGCTTGTAGATGTTCTTCCGATAATTGAACTCGTGAGGGAGTTCGTTGGGGGCTTTCTCCCGGAACAGCTTTTCGGGGAAGGCATCGTAATCGGAGTGGATCCGAAGCCTCATCTCCATCTCCACGCAAGACTGATAGGTCGGGTAGAAATCGGGGATATAGAACTTGTCAGACTTTTTCTTAACCTCGTACTTCTTGTACTCCGTTATGATTTTGTCTAACAGGGGGAGAATTTCCTCTGTTGTCATGGCTATCGCTTTTTACCGCCTCTGCATTTGCACATTGGGAATGGTTTTATGCTCAAAATTAAGGCATAATTCGGGATTTGCGAATGCCAATACACGCCACCGAATTAATGAATCAAGGTGTAAACATCGTCATGCCCAAGGCTTCCGTGGAAGCGATACCCTTTCTCGCTCAAGAAAGACTCAATCTTCTCCCTTGATTCATAGCCATTGTTTTCTATCAAGAAAATGCTTATTTCGGTCTTGCTGAAATCAATTCCTTCAAGGACCTCGTACTCTGAACCCTCCGTGTCAAGGGAGCAAAAGTCAAATTGATAAAGTTCGCATTCGTCCAATATGTCCTGGACCGTCCTGACAGACACGGTGACATCTACGACTTGGGCATTTGACTCATTGGCCTCCCTGTGAATCCTGTCAAGATGCTTTTCGTGTAAGCTTTGCTTTAGACCCGAAATCATATTCAGGCCGCGATATCCCCCCAATATCTTGGTGAATTGAGCCGTGCCAAAGTAATTGGAAACCGCCACATTGAAAAAGTCATTCTTGTCGCTGCGATTGGCCACCAATTTAGCGTATTCCTCCTCCATAGGCTCAATCAAAACGCCCGTCCAGCCTCTTTGAACCTCAAAGAAATAGCTATTTGAAAGGTCAACCCCATTGTGGCTCCCTATGTCCAAATAGCGGCCATTGCGCTTTCCGCCAAGAAAATTGTCAACGAACTCGTCTTGCCCTACTTGTGAGTGATACATTGCTAACTATTTATGATGGTTTGTTTAATCTTTGAGTAAATCGTGTATTCATTCGCATATTTACGAACCCAATCGTTCATTTGGGGCAGAAGGGAATCGTGATCCACCGAAGATACGATGTGTTCAATCTCAGCCTTTGAGAGGTACGGAGTGCGATAAGATTCAAGACAAATAGCAAAAGGGATATGTTCGTGTATGTTCCTCGCCCCCACATAAATAGGGATGGTTCTACATAGAACAGCATCAATAATCTTGTCGGATATGTAATCATCCCAAATGCTGTTCTCCATACATACCGAGAACTTGTAGGGAATCAACCCATCGGCTTTGTTGCCAAGTCCCCCCTTGCATCCAGGCACATCCAAATCCCTTCCATAAACATCAACCCATCCGCAAGCCGCAAGCTCCTTGGCCATATTGTGCCTAAACGAGTAAAAGCCGTGGGAGAAATTACTCGTCACCATGCTTATGACTCTTCGCTTATCCTGCTTATCAAGCCCTTCCAGGTAATCGGTTAAATCGCCCTCCATCTGATAAAGCATCCCGCAAGGGAAACCAACGATATTGCCGTCTATGTTGTAGGCGTGAGGCTCCGTGCAGGTGTAAACAACGGAGCAGTATTTGCCAATCTCTTTGTCAAAAAACGATGAAATGGGCGGTTCTTGGATGAATCCTATAACTCTCTCTTTCGGCACGAGAATCTCCTCACCAACTTTGCTATTGAAAATAAAAAGCCATTCGTATGAGTCATCGTCAACAAACTCAATGCCGTCAGATTCGCTATAAAGAGATTGCTGAATGAGTATTTTAGACAAGGACGCTGAATCCGTCCAATTACAAATAGCCTTTACCTTAATGCTCACTTTGCGCTTTGTTTAATGGTTAACCCTGTATAATATCTCTTCAGCAACTATAAATCGCTCACACAAGGATTGAAGTCTGTTTACCATATCAAAGTCCTCGCCATTCCTATTGCTGTCAAACAAAATCGGGAAGTCCTTTCTTTTGTAGCAAAAGGATATTCCAACATTTGAGAAATACATGCGAGAATCTTCCACCCTTGGTATAACCGATCCGTCAATGTATCTCATCCTAAAAACAACGGCATCATGCCCTTCGTACTTGTTAAGCAAGACATCAACATAAGACTCGTCCAGGCTATCATCGTCATCAAGAAACCCAACCCATTCCGTATCAACGGCCTTTATGCCAAAATTGCGAACAAGGCCAGCCATTCCGTGAACATCGTCCCTTGTGCCTGTTTTCTCAACCTTTAGGCACCTAACCCTTTCATCGTTAAAAGAAGGGCCATCAACGCCATCATACACAATAACGCATTCCCAATTAGGATTGCTTTGTCGTATCAAAGAATCAATGGACCGATGAATTGTGGGCCTGTTTACGGATGGAATCACAAAAGTTATGCCTTTTTTAACGCTCATTATCGCAAGTATTTTCTGGTTATGTATTCCACTTCATCCATAGGTGTTTTACCGTCAATTCGCCACTTATGCGAAGTTATTGGGTTTTTGTGCCTCATTTCGTAATCGCAACAAAGCCAAGGCTGCTCGCCATACAAATGCGCCCATAGATAATCAAGCCCCCATCCCGACTTGGACTCCTTCATATAGGGAGCCACGACATCATAAAAGTCCCTCTTGAATACAGGAACCATAATCTCAACGAAAGGCACACGATGCCAACCAAAGCGTCCGTGCCTAAAAAGAAACTGATGCGATCCGTAAGAGTCGTTTGAAAGGCTTAATTGAAAGAACTTTCCTGGAGAATTATCTATGGCACGCCTTAAATCAAAATAGTTAAGAGCCACATCGTGAGGCTGATACACAACCCATTCAGCAGAAGGCTCCGGCTTGTAATGGTCCATAAACTCGCCATAGCCACGAGTTATACCTATGTATGGCGAATGACAGACGTGAATCCCGCATACCTCAAAGACATTTGAATCGCCATGCTCATTGGCCTTAATGACCTGAATCATGCGATAGAGCTTTGAAAGTTGTTCTTCATTGTCAAAAGATTGCCGTTGCTGGTCACATGGATGTTTTTTTTGCGATAAAACATTACCCTTTCTTCATCGCTGTGTTGAATAGAGTCAAGGCCGTTGTGAAATGCTGTTTGTTGCCTGCCTATCCGCTCAAGTCTTTCGTAAAACTCAACATCTTCATATCCCCACCCATTTGCCAGCTCATTATACCCACGCACAGCGAAAAAGTCATCCCTCCAAACCATACAACTGCCAGAAGCCCCTGCCCCAAGATTCATGTTGCCATTAGCCCATCCGCAAAGAAAATTGCCTGGATTCAGCACTTTGCCTTTATGATAGTTTATGAAGACATTGTTGGTCATAATGGTATCGGCATCCACGAACAAAATCACGTCCGTTTTTTCGGATATAGCCATAGCCCCTATGTTCCGGGCTTTGCTCAAATTAAAAAAGGGGTCATCATTGTTGGCCTTTACTGCTCTGACCCTTGGGTCGCAAAGGGATTCAACATAGGAAAAGCAATCGTTTGGGTCATTATAGTCAACCACTATAATCTCATAATTGCCGCCTTCTTGAGCCATCCATCCAGGCAATGTCTGTCTTAAATGATGAAGCCTGCCCTTGCAGGTCGTAATCACCGAGATGAATCCGCTCATTTCCATCTTATCATCACATTTTGCTTTCCTGCGTGCTTTTGCCTTACAAGGCTGTGCCACTTGTATTGGTGCGTCATCCCGAATCTCGCATGATACTCTCCGAGCAGGGCGCAAGAATGCTCCCAGGCAGAATCGTGGGAGAACCCAGGGCCACCAAATAATCCCAAGACATAATAGTTCTCCATCATCCAAGGAATAATCTTGGGGGATAAAGCGTTTCGGTATTGGAAGTAAACGGGATTCTCGCCACAAAATGGGTCAATCTTGTATTGGGCGCAAGCGATGTTGAAGGCAAGCTCATCGGGGTAAGTGCCTCCCCAAGGCATTTTAAGCTTGTCTATGGAGATGCCATTGTCAATGTTGTCCCTTACTTGCTCAAAGAACTCCGTGAGCTTCTCGCCCTTGCGAAGGAACATAAACGAACTGTTTATGGCCACAACCTCGGCATCATCGTCAAGCTTGTGGAACTCCCAAATGGTATCAAGGGTAGCCCATTGCATCGCAGGGAAATCAGCTCCATCCCTTTTTAGGTTGCCCTTGGGCGTTCCTCCCTTTGGGTCATCCCAAGATGTTACCTGGGAATAGAAATATCCGCTCTCTGGCAACGCAAGGAGCATATCAATCAGCGGTTGCAAGGATTTGAGCGCAACGGCATCCGTGTCAAAGTATAGGTTGTTGTCAAAGGCCATATACTTGTCCATCCTCGTCTTGGCTCTGCCAGGGCTGAAACCATAGCCCGAATACAAGTCATCTTGCTCAATGATGGTGATAATGTCAAAGACCCAATAATTGTGGGGAATCAACATATTCCTTTTGTCGCATATCAACTGAATGGGGAGGTCTCTGTCAAAAGCCTTCACCGATATTGCGAAGTTGTAGGCCATTTCGTGATAAGCTGACTTTCCAAAAGCCATAATCACTATCCCTGTGGTTTTTTCACTCATCTGTGCAAAGGTAAAAAAAAATCCCCGACCAAAGGCCGAGGATTCAAAAAAACCAAACCGAAACTTATGCTCCGAAGATAGCGTCTGCGTTGGAAGGCGCAGTGATTTTCTTGGGTAATTGGTCTGGGCCGAGCGAAGCACGGGCCGTACAGTTGAACATCTGAAGCTCCTTGTTGGAAGCAGGGACATTAACCGGCAGGCACACATAATTCACGGGCTGGGTGATGAACATCACCTCGTTAGAGCCACACAGGTACAGAATCAAACCCGTTACACGCTTGTTGAGTGCGCTATAAAAGGCAATGGTTCCATCGGTTGTGTTGGCATCCATCCAGGTAGCGGTAAAGTCAAAGCCCGCTAAAAGGCTCTGAGGGCCGCATCCAACCGGGTTGTCAACGTCAACGGGGGAGGCATCGGGTACCGTTCCACGAACATTCTTGATAATTTTGAGGTCTCCGGCAGCGATAGCGGTGGTGTATTTTGCCGCAACGCCGAAGTCAGCGTCCGTTGCAAAAGTTCCCCCAGAGCCAAACGCGTCCTCCTCAAGAATACCAATCGCAGAGATACCACCACGCTTGTAATCCCCACAAAGTACGAGTTCGTGGTCTGGCAAAGCAGTACAGCCGTATTCTAAATAAGCCATTTTGTTAAAAATTAAAGGATTTCAATCTCGTCATTTATTGGCAGACAGGCCACAACGCACGATGTAATTGCAAAGATAATCATTCAAATGTAAAATCAAACGACTCATCAAACACGCCTTCGCTTGGCTCGGTAGGCTCGCCCGGAACAGGAGGGCCATAAGTTCCGTAAGGATTGTATGGCAAAATCTCCCTTTCGTCTTCGCCAAAGTCTTGACCCGTAAACCCAACACAACAAAGTTCCTTGCGGAGGTCTTGCTCCTTAACCTCTATCTCCAACATCGCAGGGGCCACGAGCCTCGTCCGAATCCAAGTAGGGGAGTAAGTCTCCGACCTCGTGAAGTAATAGGCATCCGAATTGCCATCGTTGATATAGAAGAAATCGTGCCTGCAAGCCAATCGCATAAAGTTGTGAACCCACTTGGGAGAGAAGTTCACGACCATCTCCATAAACTCACGGCTCTCCGCATACACGACTCTTTTCCTTCCACGGCTATCTTGATAGGTTAGCGTTTCGCCATCGTATTGTGGGTTCCTCAGTTCGCCATAGACCCTCGTAAGGTGCAACCACTCGGTAACGCCCAGGTCCTCGGAAACGGTTGGGTAGGTGAAGCCAAAAGCACACGCCTGCTTGTTTGCGGAGGTTTCCTGACCGGCACCAATCCTCAGCGTGTTGCAGGGGTCTGTTATCCACTTGTACGGCTCGGTGATGCAGAAATCAAGCGATTCATTGGCAAGGCTTGAATCATCCGCATCAAAGCAATAGTCCTTCGTAATCAAAATCCGAAAGCATTGCTGTGGGTCGTAATTCAAATCGGCCCTTCGGGTTTCAAAGTGGAAATACTCGTAAAGAGCATTCGCTATGATGGGATAGAAAGGCCCAACACCCGAAAAGTCCTGCGACATCCTCACACTATCCACCACGGTCTTGAACACCGAAGAAAGGTTCAGCCTAACGGTCGGGATAAGGACTGGCGTGTAGGCGGTAAGCCTTGACACGGACACATTGGAAATGGTGTACGAAAATCCAAGGGTCGGCAAGCCTTGGATGCTCAACTTGGCAAAAGTATTCCAAGAGGATGTTGTCCGATAGTAGAACGAATGGTCTCCAGGCTCAAGGATTCTGCCCAAATTGACAGAAAAGCCCGAATTATCACGAGCGAAAACATCAATGCCGCTTGAAACAAACCCTGCTCCGTATGCCTCAACGGTTAGCGAAATCCGATAAACGGTATTCGGTTGATTCATTACCGCATTGGTTGTCTCAAGTGCTTGCCTGGATGAGAGCAATGCCAAAGAGGATATTCCACTAAAAATAGCCCAGGTATAGCTGAATGTCGCTTTTTCGTATGTCGCACCGCTTAGGGAAAACGCACAAAAAGCAGTAGTCCACCCATCCGCAACGTACCTCACATTCGTCCCAATAGCATAGGGAACAAACGCATTGGATGTACTCGTAAGGAGTTCAAAGTCGGAGTTGAAAGCGTATTGCCCGCAGAAAGGGTCATCCACTTGGAAGCTCAACAATTCAGCCTTGTAATCGTCCTGGCCAAGCATAAGGCTTTCCATTCTCGCCTTAAACAAGTCCTCGCAAGGGCCATAAGGGACAACGGTGAGTGCAGGGATAGCGTCTTGGCTATCGGCCCTCGTGTTCATCTCGGCCCAATAGTCTATGGCCTCAAGGAGAACGGGTTGTTGGTATTCCCCCGTCTTGCAAGAGTCGCAATTCAACTCATCGGGCGTGAAACAAAAGACCTCAATATCATCAATGTCAAAACGGACATAAGGCTCCGGGCCGAGAGACTGAATGAAGAAGTTGGTGGATCCGTTCGGGGACAACGATGAAGTGGCCCCAAGGGGATTTAAAATAACGGGCAGGGAATACGAACCATTGCCCGTTATGTTCACCGTGCTTAGACCTTGGGCGATAGCGGCCCCATAGGTAATGGACTTGCTATTGTACGAGAAATTGGACACATTAAACCGCACAATGCCATAGTCGCACGCATTTCGTATGCCGAAATCCACAAAGACCGTGGCGTTGGGGGCATCAACAAGGGATAGGAACTCGTTGTAAATGACCGCCTCGCAAGAGATGTCCTCAAGGCCAGAGAGTTCGTAAAAATCGCTTTTTGAGCTTTGAGTGCAAGCCTCCCCAAAGTCAAAGGGGGTCGTTGTAAACGCCCCATCCTGAATAGACCTTGAGTTGTATCGCTCCCAAGGTGTCTGTTGAAAAAGGCTTGGGCTAAATGGGTAATTGGGCGAATAGTATTGGTCGGTCAGCGGTATGGCCCCATCGCTAACGACCCGACTTGTATAGATACTCCAAACACTCGCACCGCTACGGCCACCCCAAAAGGTAAGCTTTGAGTCAGCCAAGAATGCCGCCGAACCCTCAATGTCGTAATAGTTGGCATTGGTCAATGCGTCATACGGAGCGACATTCTGCGTTGAAGACGATGGAACGCATACCATTGGTTGATTTGGTGTAATCATTCGGTCAGAAGTTCAAAGTTAGTCATTCCCGTCTTAATGGAGAAAGAAATCTTCTTGATCCACGCCTTGCGGCCATCGCAAAGGATATAGCCAAAAGGGTTGTCAATAATGTCGTTTAATTGAGCGGTCGTGATTGGATATTCAAAAGACAACTCGTTCTTCATATCCGTGTCAATGCCGCTTATGTTCCACCAAGGGAAGGTGTTGTTGGTCTTTGGTATCTTTCTTCCAGATAGCGAGTACCCATTCCTTGTCTTATTGACATGGTTCCTTGCGACAAAGTGGTTAATAACCGAAAAGCAGGTTTCCGCATCGTTATTAAAGGTAATTGTGGCAGGAGGGACTTGCTGTCCTGCCATATTGTACGTTGCCGTGACACCAAGTCTTTTTACGGGATAAAAGGCGATATTGTTGGGGTAACTCGTGGATGATGGCAGCTTCTCGGCCATATAGATGCTCTCATCCGAAATGTTGTCCGACAAGTAGGATGTGTCACTCCAATTAGCGGGGTAAAATGTTGAAGTCGCATTCAGCGAACTATCCGAGCAAGAATCGGTCGTGAAGCCAATGCCCTGATGCAAATAGAAATTCGTACGTGAACCGGTAAGGCCCGTTTGCAAGGCCGAAAAAACAAAGGTGTCTCCCCTTTTGAATAGCAAGTCCTTAATGTCCTCAAGTTCAAATATCTGCGTTGAGATGTTAAAGGTTTCGGGTTCTGGCTCCACTTGTATGGTGTATGTTCCGTCTGAATTTCTCTTGGGGATAATACACAAATTGAAAAGCGAGTAAACGCCCGTGCTTAAATCGTTGAAGGATACGTTCATCAATTCTTCCCGGCCTTCAAACGGAGGGCTTACAAGCGGGTTGGCAGAAGCGTTCTTCGGGCCAGACTTCAATATGTTCCCAGAGGTAAACACGAAATTGTGCGCTCCGTAATTAAACTGTGTCTGAATCGTCAAATTGCTCGGAGATGGGCTTACGGCCGTAAAGTTTATGCTGCTCATAAAGCTTACGCCGGTGGTCTTGTTGTAAAAGTCCAAGCAAGTTATGGACTGAACATTCCAAGGGGATATCAAAACGATTGGCATTCCGCTTGGATATGCCTGTCCTGCGTTGTTTACATTGTCAGGAACAATAACGCCAATAGGCAAATCGCCCCTGTTAACGGCGTTCCTGTTAAAAACATACACATCGGGCCAAGAAGGTGCGTCTATGTTAAATGTCCTTGAAGAATTTAAGGCTATCGCAAGATTTCTGCCAATATCCCTATCGGTGATATTCCCCAATAAGGGATTGTCTATGCCTGGGAGATTTATCGTTTCCTCTACAATTACATCATCGCCAAAAATATCGCCCGATATTTTAATCTTAATCACATACTCGTCAAATTGCGAACTGGGAGGATAATATAGGGGAATAGGGGAAAGGATGTCAAGAACAACCCTCCAAGTGTCGGGCGTGTAGGTGTATGCGCTGTTTGATAGATAGTTGCTTGTCGCATTGCACTTGCCGTCCGTAATGTACTTGAGAACGTAATCGGTGGTTTCAAGTATCTTGAACCATCGCTTGTTTATCAGCGTTGGTGTATTGGTTGATAAATCATAATACGGGGTCGTTGTTAACGCCCCTATGTCTGAAAGCGAAACGCCGCCATCGGCAGGAGAAGACATACTCTTGCCCCCATTTACGGGAACCTTGGTTTCGTTGAATCTTGTGATTCTTCCGATAATTGAATCGTCCTCAATAGAGCAGGATATGGTGCATTTCTCAAGGTTAACCTCCAGGTCATCAACATAAATAATCCCCTTGAAATCCAAGCCGTCTTCGCATTGTTGAACTATCGTGATAGGAACGGTCTTGCATACGGCATCCGAATTAAAGTACGAGTAAAGAATGTCATACCCATCGCCCCAAAATGTAACCTCCGATATAAAGGTGTTGAATATGCCTGGGTTTTGGCTATCTCTGTAAACCTCCACAGAGGCATCCAACAAGTCCATCGGCTCGTTCTTCAATACAACGCCATCAAGCGTTACGACATAGCTCATTTGAATCTCCTTCTGTTTATGACCTTTTCGGTCGTGTTTCGCCTTGACATCGCTTTAGCAAGTTCGTCCACATTCTTTATCGCAACTTTCCTGTTCTGCTTTAACAAATGCGCTAACTCTGCGGTTTGAAGGTCAAACGAGTTGGTCAAGTTTTCAGCAAACGAATTGCCTACGGCTGAAGAAACATTTTGACTCCCCATTGCATCAATGTATCGCTTGGAAACAAACTCCTCAAAGTTATTGTCACGGATGGCTTGAAGGACGGGCTTGTACCGCTTGGTTTCTTCGGCAGTCATCACCGACTCGCCACGAGAGAGCCTTGCAGGAATGCTGTCGGATGTGCCGGTGCCTGGGCCGTTAATGTCAATCACCCCATCTTTGAACCCTGGAAATTGTTGGGACTGAATGGCGGCAATTTGAGCGGCAAGCGTTGCCGTAATCAAAGCGGCCTGCCAATACTTTTGTTGAGCAATGGCCTTAACGATACCCGAAGCCGCATTAATGGTGGCCTCCAATGTGGCAACCTTCTTTTCTTGCTCAAACCTCTTCTTTTCAAGCTCAAGAGACTTCCTGTTGTATTCCTCCTCGCTAATCAACTTTTGGTCAAGCTGCTCTTTCAACAATATCGCCTCGTTGTTCAAAAGCGTTGATTGATACCCAGCGACCGCAGAATACAGCCCTCCAATATCATCTATAACCTCTCCGACTTGGTTTAGGTCAAGGCTTGATATGGCTTTCTTTCCTGCCTGCTCAACCCCTGAAAGGGCTTTGGCTAATTGGGCCAAGGCTTCAAAGTCTCCCGTTTTAGACATCGCCTCTTTGATGTCGTTAGCCATTGCCTCAAATTCTTGCTTTACAATGGCCCTTCTCCGTCTGTATGTGTCTAATTGCGTTTTCTCAATAAGGTCATTGGCCTTTTGAATCAACTCAACTATTTTCTCGTTGGATGCAACGGAGTCATCAACGATTTCCTTGTTTATGTTTTTGAGTTGGTTTTTAAGATCCTCGTTAATAAGGGCTATTTTTGCCGCCTTCAACTTCTCGGAATCGGTGGATATTGTCACCTTAAACTTTTCAAGTTCGGCAACCTGCAAGGCTAACCATTGCTCGGCATTCGCTCTCGCTTGCGTTCCCTTTTCCGTGGTTGCAACGAGATTCTTAGCCGTAACGATGGCCAATTCAAGCTCATCCTCCCTTATTTTTTTAATCTCCTTGTCTAACTTCTCAAGAGCATCAATGGGTGCCTCATAGACCCCTTCCTCAATGACCTCGGCAACATTTGGGTCAAATGAGCCAATCATCTTTAGGTATTTCTCCGTTTGCTTGTTAAGCTCCGCAATTCTTAAAGCCCTTTCGTTTGGCTTATCCCTTAATTCAATTTTGGCAAGGTTTTTTTCGGCATCAATAACATTCAAGAGTTGCCTATAATAATCGGCCATCCCTTCGGTGGTGGCTAAGAGCTTTGTCTTCTCAAGAGCAACTCGTTCTTTGGCCGCTGCAATGGCATCGCCTTCCTGCTTTTCGGTTTCCTTGTTTTTGATTCTTATTTCCTCCATCCTATCCAAAATAATCTGATAGGCTTTGCCTTTAACTCGGAGTTGGTCGGTCCCTGCCTTGCCCAAACTAAGGAGATGTTCGGTGTCTTTCAGTTCTGCCGCAATACTTTCTCTCTTTTCCTCAAGTTGCTCAAGGGTCAATCTGTTAAACTCTGCCTGAGATGAAGCGGCTTTTTCGTTTAGCATTTCAACCTTAATAGCAGTTGCCTTACTCGCATCCCCTATGTTCTCGTATTCGCCAGACAAAGCATAAACAATCGCTTGTTGTTTCCTTAATTCTTGGTTCAATACTTTTTCGGTATAAAGCTGTGCGGTCAGCAAATCTTTTATTCCCGGATTGAATATTCCGTTAAGACCAACGGCAATGCGTTCCAAAAGGCTTAATCGTTCGTTGGTGAGTGAAAGATTAAGCAGGTCTATGGCTTGTGTGAGTTCTGTCGTAAAAGAGATGATTGTTTGGAAGTTTGCCTCGCCAAGGGATAACTTGAATCTTTCCCACGAGTTCGTCACTCTTGTCAAAGACGCATCCAAAGAACCCGATTTTCCTGCAACGGCAGGGGCAAAAGTTTCTTCTAATACTCGTGCAAATTCAGGCAAGATTTCAGCTGATATGATTTTGCCGTTCTCAAGCAACTTTGTGAAGCCAAGGTTGGTGACTTGTTGGGCGGGGTGAAGGCGGTTGTACGCTTTGGTCATCAAGTCGGATGCACCCGGCAACGCTTCACCTAACTGCCTGCGTAATTCTTCCGCAGCAACCACCCCCTTGGACAACATTTGCTGCAAGGCGTAGAATGATCTTTGGGTTTGAAGCGAGTTCGCTCCTGCTCCTCGTAATGCAATCGCCACCTTGGTGAACATCCCTTCGGATTCTTTGGCCGAGAACCCTGCCATCTTTGCGGCAATCGCAAAACTTGAAAATCCATCGCCAAGTTCTTGGAATCCTATGCCAAGCTTTTGGGAAACATCATAGAGCCTGTCAAATGCTTCTCGCCCACCGGTAACGCTGCCAAAAACGAACGAAAGTCGGTTTTGCATAAGCTCAACCTTTCTTGTCGTATCAACAACGGATGCCCCAAATTGCAACAATGACTGTATGCTAAAGGCGGCAATGAGCCTACTTTGTAACTGACCCAACACCCCGGAAAGCCCATTTGTTGAATTGGACGCTTGACCAACCCCGTTCACATAGCGATTGTAACTGTCGGTTATATTCTTGAAATAAGTCCTGTTGTCCTGAATGTGCTTATTATTCTCAACAAGCTTAGTGTTTAGGTTCGTTACATTCTTTACGCTTTGGTCAAGGGTTTTGCTATGGTTATTGTGAACCGTGTTGTTTTTAGTTAGTTTTATGCTGTTGTCTTGAACGGCGTTGCTATTAGCCACAACGGCATCGGTTTTGGCTTTTTTTGCCTTCCCTGCTCTTTGGGTGGCTTGGGCATTGTCGTTTTGAGCCTTGGTATTTTGCTTGGTCGCTTCCGTGGCCGCTTTTATGATTTGTCGGCTATCATGAACAACCTTGTTGACCTCGTTCAGGATGGTTCGGTAATCTTGGGTGTTCTTAATGTTTATGGTGACTTTCTTCGCTTGGCCATCAACCACCTGACCCATTGCGGTCAAAGACTTGGTTGCATCATCAACCGCACCCTTTAGGAGGAGATTCTTTTGAATTAGCTCATCAAGCTTCCTCTTGAACTCGTCTATATTCGCATCGTAACTTACCGATATTTTATCAGCCATTGGTGTCTTGTTTAGCTTTGCGTTGCCTTTCCTCCTGGAAATGCTTGAGCAAAGTTAAGACATCCTCAACGGATGTTTTCATATACTCCTTGTAGAGGAATATATCGCCCCTCGCTAAGAAAACGAAGAACTCACGCCAATTTAAGTCGTTGAGGTAGAGTTCCGAGCCGAGATTTCGGATTTCAGGAGTTCCCTCGTCTGCTCCAGCCGGGAGGAGGCCATCTCCCAGAAGATTGTCCAATCTTCTTCTAAATGTTCTATATTGGGAAAGAACTGACTCAGCCCGGCTAAAACGAAAAAATCGTACAACTCCTTGCCCTTGTACGCTTCCCTAAACGCCTCCACCTTCTTTTGCTCAAACTCGTTGTTCCACTCGCCTGGGTTTTGGTCTTCACGGATCAACACCGCTCCCGCCAACTCCATCATCACTTCGGGGTGAACGAGCATATCCTTCCTCCTGCGCATCTCCCCGACCAAGAAGCCAATCTGCGCCAGGTTCTTCACGGCGGTGCCATCCACGGCCTTGTTCAAGGCTCCCTCCATGTTCTCCAGGAAGACATCCAGCTCTTCCCTTGAAACCATCCGCTGCAACTGAATCACGAGGTCTTGGATCCGTCCCATTCGGTCAATGGGGATGTCAAAGATGTTCTGGTAAATGAAATAGCGATGGCCCTGGCAGGTCAACGCAAACTTCAAGCCACGCATCTTGTCGGGCTTGTAGGTATCGTCCCACACCATTTGGGTCAGCTCCTTCTTGAAAAGCTTGTAAACGAGTTTGTGTATCACGAGAGTTTAATGAGGATGAAATTGAGGCTTACGCCCACGAGCATCACGACACCCATTTGCAGGAGGTCAAAGCCCATCAGCGGGGCGGTTACAAGGTAGAAGATGCCTCCCCATACCGAAGCCATACAACCAACGCACCCGTAAATAGGTTTGTGAAGGTTGGGAAACTTATGCGGGGGGATGGTTTTCTTGAACCACTTGCCCACCTTGCCGAGGAGTTGTTCCTCCTCAAGCATAATGGACAGCGATACGGTCATCAGGCTTATGACTAAAGCCCGTGCCAGCGTGTCAAGAGATGTCATTTCTTCTTCTCAAAGGTCATCCAAAGGACGCTCACCAGAGAAATGGTCGCACCAACGATTTCGGCAACGGACGATTCGTCCAAATAGCCTTTCGCAGCGAGTAAACCGCCAGCAAAGGTCAATGCGTGGCGCAGGAGGGGGAGAATTAGGTTTTTCATGGGATTGGGTTTAGATGGGGTGATGTTGTACTTTGGTAAAGAAAACCGCAAGGATTCGGGCAATGCAAACACGCAAGGGGCGTGTCGTTCCTTTTTCGTCAGCATATCTTACGGGTTGATATATTTGAATTGAAAGGAAAAGCAGGATTCGGGAGTCGTGTAGGTCGGAGGAAGGGTCAGCGGTAATTTAACGCCATCCAGGTTCGGCGAGGCACCGCCGGTGTAACTCGCATAAGCCCGTACCTCGTAGGTTCGGCCAATGGCGAAATACGCTTGGAGATTATCAATCGTTGCGTTGGGGATGGTGATCGCTCCCGACACGGGCGTGGCCATCGTGAAACGGAAGGGGCGGTCAAGGGTCACATCGGTAATCACAACGGTAACAGCTGCGCTTGGCGTGGTATAGCCAATCACAACGCTATCGGCGCAGATGTCAAAGGTGCCAATATCGGGGCAGTCGGTGCATTCAAGACAACTCATCGGCTTGGTTGGGTTTTAAGTTCGGGGACAAAATTGTTGTTAAAGTGTGTGTAACCGCTCTTTTTGAGGTGTTTAAGGTACCATTCGCTCAAGAAGCTGTTGCAAAGATACCGAAAACAGTCGGCAAAGTCGGATTGTTGGGTAATGATATATCGGTTTCGCTTTATGATGTTGCCAGCGGCATCGCACGCCACCATCTTCATGTCCCTTGCCACGCCGGGGGCCGTCTTGGGGTTTATCTTGATGTCGGGGTGGAATTGGAGCAGGTAATTGCATTGCGCCCGGCTGTTCTCGTGCTTCGGGTTCGGAGCGACCTTGATCTGCCGCTGCGCCAATCCCAGGCCCCTCGCTAATTGTTCGTAATAGTTCGCATTGTCCCTCTGCGATAAATCGCCCCGTTTGCCCATTGCATCGCCCGTGAGCAGGCAGGAGAACAGGAAGGGGGCGTACTTGGCCTTAATGGTGTCCACCATCTTGGGGATGCTTCCGTCCGTGACCTGGAACTCGTCAACGATGTGAACGTGGTCCCCTTGGCTATCCGTCCACATCTGCGCCACCAGACCGCAGAAGGGTTGCAGGTTGAAGTCAAGGGAGATGTAAATGGGTAGGTTCGGGTTGAAGGAAGCGTTGTGGGTTTCGTGCTTCTTCGCTTCGTAAGAGATGAAGAAGGGGTTTTCTGGTTTTTCCTGCACCTCCCAATCGCCCTCCACGAATCGTTTGTACTCGTATTCGGGCATATTGTCCCGGAGGGATTGAAGGTAATCTTCGGGGATGTGGGGGTTGTCGGTAATCTTGGAGGGGATGTAGGCCCAGGTGGAGGGAAGGTCGTTCTCCTTCCACTTGTCGTAAATCAACTCCTTCACCCAATTATTGCTTGGGTTGCAAGTGGCCATCACGACAATGGGCGGTCGGCCTTCGCAATTCAGCCACGAACCGGCACGCTCCAAGACCTTGTAAAGGAGTCCTTCCTGGCACTCGTTAATCTCGTCAATCCCACCGCCGTTAATCTCCAAGCCCTTGAATCGGTCAAAGTCTTTATCGGTATCGTAATTCTCGCCCATAAAGATTAACTCGGAGCCGTTGGTGAACCGCACAATCTGCGCCTGCTTGTCCCAAGACGCAACGTGCATCCCTAAGCCTTGGTTCATCAGGGAGGTGAAGGTCACAAGCGTTGTACGCTGAAGCGTGGGCATACTCTGCCTGATAATCACCCACCGGCTGCCGGGATATTTGGAGCAGAGGGAGATATAGGTTAGAAGGAGGCAGTAAGTCTTTCCGCCTCGGATCGCTCCACCAAAGAGGATGAATTGCTTCTCCCCCGACAAAGCCATCTTATACGCCTGACTCTGCCTCGCCGTTAGTTTCATCCACAATTGGTTCAGTCAACTCAAGAACAAAAGGCCCCGTGTTCGGTGCCGTGGTCTGCTGCTGGGGCTTGCCATACAAATAGGCCAAGGCCAATTCCATCGCCCGCATATTGCCACGAATCGCCTCCGTAACCAATCGGGCAATCAACGCATCCATCCGCTTCACACCGCCAATCGTCCTGTCCAAGTCGGCATCAAGCAAGTCCCGAATATCACGCCTCGTAACCGTCTTAGGCTTCGTAGAACGAGCGTTTAGGAGAACAGGTATCTCTGCCTTCGGTTCAACATTCGGAACGCTCTCAGGGGCCTCAGAGACCTCCTCCTCAATAACCTCAACCCTCTTCTTCTTTACAAACTCATGTATCGCCATGCACCCACAAAATTACCACAAGTCAAGTTTAATTCGCCCAAAAAAAATGGGGGGTACCCCTTTTCCACAAAAAAGGTGTTTTTTCCCACAAAG